CCTCGACACCTACAATAATGCCGTCAACTCCGGCAATGAAGGGTTGGCGAAAATGGCGGTAGAAAGTATGTACTCCCGATTCAAGAGCAATAATCCCACCGCGCCGAACTTACTCAAGGGCAGTACTAGCGGGGAAGGAGGGGTGAAGCCTTTTGGGTCTATGCAGGAGTTGATCCGGGCGCAATCCGACCCAAGGTACAAAACAGGCGACCCAGCATACCACAAAGAAGTTGACAGGAGATTGGCAATCAGCAAATTTTAGTTTGTTAGTGTTCATATTACATTTAAAAGGCCGGGGTTGTTTTTCTCTTTTTCTTCCCCGGCCTTTTTGCGTCTTGACACGATAAGCAATTTTGTGCATACGTTTTAGCATATCTTTCTGGCAGCACCCAGCCATTGCGATGGAGTAACTGGTTCAAGGCACGGCAGATTGAGCGTCATTCCAACCCTCATTCTTCAACCCTTTTATTAGGAGACTACTATCATGGCTAATGGTGATACCACAGCTACACGGTTAGGACAGATCGACCTTTCAGGTGATGCCCTTGCTATCTTCCTTAAGAAATTCGCAGGTGAAGTGCTTCAGACGTTCGAGGAGTCGAACATTATGATGCCTTTGCACATGGTCAAAACGATCCAGAACGGCAAGTCTGCACAGTTCCCAGTTACTGGGGTCGCTACCGCAGACTACCACACGCCTGGAGAAAACATTGCCGATGCCGGGAACAGCTACCTGTCCCAAATCCGCAATGCCGAGAAGATCATCAATATCGACCCTGTACTTATTGCCTCTACGTTTATCGCAAATATCGACGAGGTGATGAACCACTGGGACGCACGCAGTGTTTACGCCCAAGAACTTGGTCGCACACTTGCAATCCGTTCCGATATTGCTGTCATCAAAACCTTCATCGCCGCCGCTCGTTCCAGCGCGAACTACACCGGGGCCAATGTTGGTGACCAGATCGACGTTTCCGCAGCCAGCACTACCGCTGACGGGACTGAAACCTACACCGCCGCCAACCTCCAGGATTCGTTATTCCTCGCCGCTGAAAAGATGGACGACAACGACATCCCGAACGATGGCCGCAGGTTTGCCGTCCTGTCCCCCACGGACTATTACAAACTGGTCAATGCCTCTATCGCAACCTCCGCCCTCAACCGGGACGTTGGCGGTATGGGTAGCATTGCCAGTGGAACCATCCCACAAGTTGCCGGGATCAACATCTTCAAGTCCACACACATCCCGACTACGGATTTGAGTGGAACCTCGACTGGTGATGGTGCATCCAACAATGATGTGTTTGGTGGATCCGGTGTCGGTTACAACGGTGATTTCTCCGACACAGTTGGTATTGTCGCCCACCCCTCCGCAGTCGGTACTGTCAAGTTACTCGACCTCGCTACCGAGTCTGAGTACAAGATGGAACTGCAAGGCACTCTCTTGCTCGCCAAGTATGCAATGGGTCACGGAGGTCTCCGCCCCGAGGCTGCGTTCGAGTTGGTGAAATAACCAGCGTGTAACATTCCCTTGTTGTCGGCGGGTTGCTGAGTTTTGGCTTGGCAACCCGCCTTTTCTGTATATGCGTATTGGACATGGCCACCATGACTCTATCCACTAAGCTCGAAGCTGTTAATACAATTATTGGTGTTATCGGGGAAAGTCCGGTCAATAGTCTAGGGACTGGATCGAGCCGACCCCAACAAGTCGTCATTGCCGAGCAGCTTTTGGATAACGTCATGCGTAACATCCAGAGTGAGGGGTGGCACTTCAATACAGAGAAAGAGTACACAATTTCCAGGGACGTAAACAACAAGGCATTGCTTCCAGTGAATACCATGAGGGTGGACGCAACGCCAGGGAAGCATACCGACCTTGATTTGGTGCAGAGAGGCACGACTTTGTATGACAGGAAAAACCATACGGACGTTTTCACGACAGACCTGACAGTGGATATTGTCTTCCTCTTGCAATTCACGGAGATGCCCGAGCAATTCCGCCAATGGGTAACAATCCGGGCGGCGCGGCAAATGGCAGCGCGTTTCATTGGCTCCGGCGAAATGGAAATGTTTACACTCCGGGATGAAGTGAATGCACGGGCAGCAGCACGGAGGTCGGATAAGGAAAACGCCGACCACACCATCTTTGACAACTACGATGTTTATCAAACCCTGGACCGATAACTTCACTCATGCCACTTATTAACCAGAGCATCCCTAACCTAAGCCAAGGGGTATCCCAGCAACCGGACAACATTCGGCATCCTGGGCAGGGAGAGACGCAATCGAATATGTTGTCATCCGTGGTGGATGGGCTGGTTGCTAGGCCACCTTCCAAGCTAGTTGGGGAACTTGGGAGTAGCAGCGTCCTTTCCGAAGATTGCTTCATCCATCCAATCAACCGAGACCCGGATAATCGACATGTGCTGGTAATTCCCCCAAACAGCAGCACCCCATTGATTTATGACACGGTGGACGGCACGGCAAAGACGATCTATGATGCCGCTACCGGGACCGGTACTTCATTTGACGACTACATCAACACCGCCAACCCACGGGAAAACCTCCAAGCAGTCACGGTTGCCGACACCACATACATCCTGAACAAGACCACAACAGTCGGAGCAATGGACAATACCAGTGCCGCCCTATCCAAGAAGGCAGTGGTCTTCGTAAAGCAAGGGGACTACCAAAAGGAGTACATGCTGGAGATTGAAATCGGCGGGACTTCTCACAAGCGGGGGTATCGTTCAGGGACGGGCGCAAGTGCAGGAACCGCAGAAAGGCATATTGGAGGGGCAGCCTGGGCATCTTTATCGGCGGCAACCGATCACGCTGGATATAACCCTGGAACGGCAAATGATGCTTCCACAGAACTGATTGCCCAAGGGGTATACGGAGCGTTTTGGGAAGGGGCTATTGCCAATGTGACTTTTACCCTCGCCAACATCGACGGTGAAACCCCGACATTAGGAAACGATCATGGGCCGACCACAGGTGGGGGGACACCACAATACAACTACACCGAAGTCACTAGTGCCGGGGCGATCCTCGTTGAATATTCCGCAGGGGCAGCTTTCAATATCACCGCACATGACGGTATCCAAGACACAGGACTTGGAGTGATTTACAACGAGGTCAACAACCTGTCCGACCTCCCCTCCCAATGCTTCCACAACTTCATCGTCAAAGTCAAAGGGGACACCACGCTTGTTCAGGATGACTACTACGTGAAGTTTGTATCAAAAGATTCTGGGGCATCGACGGACGACTACGGGGAGGGCACATGGGTTGAAACCGTTGCCCCATCCACCGCACAAGACTTAGACGAAGACACACTTCCGGCCATCATTGCGCCACAAACTTCCGACCCGACGAAATACTACTATGCCCTCAACACCTGGGGGTCACGTACAGTCGGGGACACGACGACCAACGCGCAGCCTTCCTTTGTGGGGGAAACCATCGAGCAGTTGTTCTTTTTCAAAAACCGCCTTGGTATGCTTTCTGGGCAAAATGTCCTGTTTTCCGAGAATGACAATTACACGAACTTTTTCCGAACCAGTACGCTTTCCTTACTGGATAGTGACCGGATCGACGTAGGAGTGAGCCACACGAAGGTTTCCTTCTTAAAGCACGCACGGGCATTCCAGGAAAAACTGCTACTCTTCAGCAACCAAAGCCAGTTTGTCCTACGGGGGAACAACCTCCTGACCCCATCGACGGTCAATATTTCCCCGGTGACAGAGTACCAAGTCCAGTCTGGAGTGGAACCATTGGCACTTGGCCAGCACATTTACTTCCCATTCAACAGGGGATCCTACCAGGGACTCTACGAGTATTATGTGGACGCGACCACGGATACATTCCGGGCAGAGGAGATCACAGCACACATCCCGAAGTATTTGCCTTCCGACTTCAAGCACATGGCCGGAAGCCAAACGGAAGACTGTATTGCCATCACGACCACGGCATCAGGCGGAAGCAAAGACATTTACGTCTACAAGTTTTTTTGGGCAGGGAATGATAAGATCCAATCGTCCTGGTCGAAGTTCACGATGACACACGACATCCTTGGTATCTTCTTCATTGAAAGCGACCTGTATATCATCATAGAAGACGGGACCGGTAGTTTTCTGGAACGTATCCAACTGGAATCAGGACTGACCGACACGGGCTTTGACTACACCATTAGGTTGGACTCACGCCAGACGGTGGACGACACTGACCACAGCGTCTCATACGACTCTGCCGCCGACACCACAACCATCACTCCGGGAGTAGATTGCACCGGAATCGAGGTGTGGAGCGAGGACGGGAACAAGGCAACCGAGGCATCCAGCACCGCAACCACGATCACCGTCAATGGCGACTGGAGGAGTGCGACCCTGACCTCCTACATTGGATACCCGATTTCCTGGGAGTACGAGTTTACAAGGCCGGAAGCTAAACAAGCCACGGCAAGGGACGGGTTGACCACAAGCAAGTACGTCAACCAAATCGTAAGGACGGGTGCGGTGGAATATGCTGAAACAGGACACTTTACCGTCGAGGTTTCCAAGAAGTACCGGGACACTTTCACCCATGTCTTTAACCCCACATTCCTGGGAGCCGATAGCAAGACTGGTACATTAGTCCTGGAAGACGGTTCATTCCGGTATCCGATTTACTCGAACGTGAAAGACCTCACCGTCAAACTCAAGGGAAGCAGCGCATTGCCAGCGAAGTTCCTTTCGGCGGAATTTGAAAGCACCCTGGCAGCAAGGAGTCGTCGCTATGCAGCAAGGAGTCGTCGCTATGCAGGTTGATTTTACAGACAGCTACATCCGACCGACCCAATTAGGGGACGCAATGGAATTGCATGCGAACATGCGGGAGCAGGATAAAGAGGAATGCCTTGGTTTAGGCGTGTTTCCTTTCATGGCTTGCACACAATCGGCAATTCCAGGGGAAAAGAACTACACAATGCGGATGAACAAGACAGACGAGCTTGTCGCATGCTTTGGAATCGGGGACAGCACCAACCAAGGGGAGGGTTGCATTTGGATGCTGGGCACTCCATTTGTGGAATCCGTATCCAAAACCTTCCTACGACACAGCAGGGAATGGGTGTCATATTTAGTTGAAGGCTACCAATACGCACGCAACATTGTAAGCATGAACAATTTTACAAGCATCCGGTGGCTACAGTGGGTCGGGGCAATCTTCGACAGGGAGATCACGCCGGGGTATCTGCAATTCACAATCAACAACCGGAGGAAGTGATATGTGTTGGTTCGCAGCATTAGGAGCAGCAATGGGGGCAAGTGGAGCCGCCGCGACAACTGTTGGGGCGATGGCAACCCTTTCAACGGCATCCACCGCTTTGTCGGTAATCGGTCAGGCGCAACAAGCCAGTGCTCAAAAAAAATACCAAAACCTTGCCGCATCACAGGAAGCCGCACGTTTCATGCGGGAGCAATCGGCAATGCGGCGGGAACAAGCCCAGCGGGAGCAATCCGCCGCCGAGGAAAGCCTTGCCATCCAACTCCGGGCACAACGGGCGGCAGCAACGGCAACCACCGCCGCCGGGGAAGCCGGGGTTGCAGGCAGTAGCGTGGACGATTTAATCAACTCCTACTTCCAACAAGAAGGGGACTACCGAAGGGCATTGACAATGGAGCAAGGATTCCAAAAGGAAGCCACCGGGACAGCATTACTCGAAGGAGGATTTCGCACTCAAATGGAAACCACCCGGATTCGCCGACCTGTCAATACGCCCTCGTTGGTTGAAGGTGTGGTTAATATTGGCGCGAGCCTTTACCAGGGTGCAGACGCAGGATTCCGGTATCAACGGGCACGGGAAGGAACATAATGGCACGGGAACAAGTCAGGGAATTGGCAACCAGGGGTGTACGCCCCTCTTCTATACAGGCAGGTACGACCCCCGTGGTTGTGCAGCAAGCCGCAGAACCCGCCGTCATGGGACTAGCCAGGGGACTTGCCGGGGTAAACAAAGCCCTTGGTCACTACACCAATATTGTCGAACACGCTTCCGCCAGTGAAGAGGCACGCATCCGGTCAATGACAGCCGAGGAACGGAAGGCGGAACTGGAGAAAATGGAGGCAAACTTTGACAAGATGGAACGTAAGGGGCAGATTCCTTTCCTTTCCAATCCTTTGTCATGGAAGCGGAAATCACGGGCATTGGGGGTAGGCTTGGCCAACGACCTCTACAACCAGATGAACAGCGACACGGGACGGCTCAAAAACCCGGAAGAGGGCGACGAGAACCTGACGCTGGACGAGATCATGGGGCAGGAGATCGGGCAGTTCTTTGAGGACAATCCGCAACTCCACAACCAACCGACAGTCATTGACGAGTTTTACCGCGCCTTTGACGTAAAGAGCAATGCGATCCAATCACAGTATGGGGACAGGCAAGCGACCCAAATCAAGAACGGTATCATCCGGGAACGCACGACCCAAATTTACGACCTCTACAAAGACTTGGTATTGGAAAGTCCAGGTGATCAAACAATCGCCTTGCAGACTATGCAGGAAGCCTGGGGTGAAATGGGTTTTCTCACCCCCGAACTCCAACTGAAGATCATTACTAATATCGCCAAGTCGCTTGCCGACAATGACCCGGAAGCAGTTGAAGATTTCCTGGAAGCCGCCAAGTCCCTGAAGGTCGGTAACACCACATTCGGTAAAAATACCAAGGCGGTGGACGACATTGACACCTTGATTTCAGATCGGCTCGATCAGAACGAAGAAGAGCAACGGAAGAAAAAGAATCGTGACCGGATCGAACAGGATGCCGCCGATGACGCTTCCTACGAAAAAGCGAAGTATGAGTTTCATTCTTTCGCGAGCCAGATCAGTAGCAAAGGGTCGGTGGAGTATGAAGGGGAATCCTACACCTCCCTTGCCGCATTCAGGGAAGCCTACCTCGACAAGATGGCATCCGACTACATGGACACCA